TGAAGCAAAATGGTCAGGTGGAAAACTAACAAACTAATAGGAGAATATTATGCCAAGAGGAATGGGTACATACGGAAGCAAAAGAGGAAGACCAGCTAAAAAGAAAAACAAAATGAATAAAAAGAAAAAGAAAAAGTAATGAGAAAAAAAGCTGTATGGAATAAAACAAGGCCAAAGAAATTAGGAAAGCCAAAAGCGTTTAACAAAAAATCTAAAGCCTATAAAAGTGCGAAAGCTAAAGCAGATCGTAGATTTGGTGGTGGTGTTAGTTTAGTTAAAAATATGTTTATTTCACAAGCTATTAAAAAATACAAACCAAAGAAAAAAAAATGAGTAAATCTGCATTACAAAAAATAGAATCACACGAAAAGCTATGTCGTATTATGCAGAAAGCAACACACGATAAAATTCACGACCTACAAAGTCAGATAAACAGAATTGAAAAAATATTATTAATCTGTGCTGGTTCTTTAATCAGTGCTATGGGTTATATAATTATGCTTTTAGTTGATAAGGTCTAAACCTTTACAAATAAGTAAAAAGGAAGTACAAGCTGTAAGTGTATGATTTACAAGAACGTTCTTATTATTTCTGATACTCACATACCCTATTCTGTTCCAGAATTATTACCATATTTAAAAGCGTTAAAATATAAATACAAAAATTTTGATAAAGTAATTCATATTGGCGATGAATTAGATAAACACGCAATGTCATTTCATGATTCAGACCCTGATCTTCCTAGTGCTGGAGATGAACTGAAATTATCTTTACCAACAATAAAAGAATTAGAAAAGTTATTTCCCCAAATGGATTTGATGGATTCTAATCATGGTAGTTTAATTTATAGACGAGCATTAAAGCATGGAATACCAAAAGCGTATTTAAGAAATTATAATGATTTTTTACAAGTTGGCAAAGGTTGGAAATGGCACGATGATTTAACAATAGATACACCTTTAGGAAAAGTTTATTTCTGTCATGGTAAGACAGCAGACGTTTTAAAATTAGCACAAAGTATGGGAATGAGTTGTGTGCAAGGACATTATCATTCGTCAATGGGTGTTAGATATTATGGTAATAGTTTAGGCCTGTACTTTGGTTTGCAAGTTGGTTGTATGATTGATAATAAATCATTGGCCTTTCGCTACAATAAGGTACAGAAAGCTAGACCGATTATAGGTTGCTCTGTGATACAAAATGGGTTACCAATCATAGAGCCTTTTATTAAAGATAAATCAGGCAAATGGATAGGAAAGTTATTATGAGTTCAAATACACTAAAAAAGACCCTTTTAAAGAGCCATAGAGCTACGCAGACGACAAACTCTGCTTTTTCTGATCAGGTATCAGGGAATCACTATAAGACGCTTAAAATACAGCCTCTGGAGTATTGTATGGCTAATGGCCTTAACGCTTGTCAAACTCATGTCATAAAATATGTTTCGAGATATGATAAAAAATGGAAAGATAAAAAAGATCAGATTAAAGATTTAAAAAAAGCAAAGCATGTAATTGATATGCAAATAGAATTATTGGAGAAAGAATAATATGTGGTTGAATTTATTATCGTTAGGTGTAAAGACAGGGGCGAAGCTATACCAAAATAAACAAAGAACAAAACAATTACTTTCAGACGCACAAATGCTTCATGCCGAGAAAATGAGCAAGGGTGAAATTGAATATAAAGCGAAAATTATTGAGAGTAATGATAATGGCTACAAAGATGAATTTGTCCTTATACTTATTTCCATTCCTATTCTTATATTGGGTTATTCTATTTTCACTGACGATATTGAAATTCGTAATAAACTAGATTTATTTTTTGAGTATTTTAATCAGCTTCCTTATTGGTATCAAGCAATTTTTATTGGTGTCGTATCTGCAATATATGGATTAAAGGGTGCTGACATTATGCGTAAGAAGTAGTATCATGTCTTAATGATAGACGCAGTAATCATAGACGCAGAATTTCAAATTGAAAGTAAGTACAATCCGTATGGACATTTTGTTGCGTTAAAATTTATCGATACAATACCTGACAGACCTAAACTGCTAAAAACAATTCACGATTTAACTGCACACGATGATGTTGAATTAATTGATTATAATTATAAGGAAATAAAAATTACTTCTAGGACAAGTTTGAAGTATTTTGATGTGACAAGAAACTAGGGCAGTCTTGATCCAAAAAACCACCCTAGCCAAATTATTAACTCTCGCTAATAACTCTATTCACTAACTGATAAAAATTGAATCAAGGAGTTCAATTCTCGTTAGTAAAATTCATTTATCTATTTCATCAACTTTTCTGTTGCTATGATGTTAATAGATTGTTGTTTTAAGTTTTCGCAATATGAATGAGCCAACTTTGATTGTATTTTATAATACAAATACATTTTATGATTGGTAGAAAGTTCTATTTTAACTTTCTTATATCTTTCATCATTACTTGCTTTAACTTTTGCTAAAGAAACAGATATTTTTTCATTATCCATTCTTTCGCTAACAACATAATCAAAAACTTCCTGTACCTGATCTTTAACATTATGATATTCGATTTCAGTATCAGCGAATAGCTTATCTACTTTATCCAAATATATTAATATCTGATCAGGGTTAAAAGTCTTTGGCCTTAACTCTATGTACTTTGGTTGTTCAGCCATTAACCAAGTTCTCTTTCATACATATCAGGGTTAAAATCAGTTGGACTTTCTTTAGACCAATCAATTTCTTCTCTAGGACTTACAGGCAACTTATCATCAGTAAGCTGTACACCTTGTTTAGCTTGTTGGTAGCTTTGCTGTGGTTGTTGCGTCATTGGTTGTTGCATAGTTGGTTGAGGATTATAACCAGCTTTACTAAATGGTTTAACCATATAATAAGTAACCTCTAATCCCATTCCATTACTATATTTATTTGCTTCTGATTGTGTTGTTTTTGCACCCCATTTCAGCACGTGGCCTGAACGTACATACTCTTGTACTTGTGGCGTATTTAACCAACCTTGTATGTTTGTTAAATCAAACATATTTTTAGTTAGTGTGCATTGAAATTGAGCCTTATTAGATGAAGCTTGATACTCCATTTTTGGGGCTTGGTTTCCTGTAGAATATAATTTTAATGTTAATCCACAGAATGGTAGTTTTCCTTGTTGTATTTGTGTCATGTTTTTCCTTTATTGTTGTTTCTGTTTTTGTTTTTTAGGTTTATTGTTTTCCATAGCTAACATTAAATATTTAGCACCAAGAAAAGCATTAAACATTTCTTTACTTAAAGGAAGTTCCTTAACTTCAATCTTGCTATCTTTTTTAGGCAACCTTATGATTAAACCTTTAGCAATTTTTTGTTTAGTTTCTTCCTCATACGCATACTTATATGCATTTAACTGTAATGTGTAGTCAAATGATATATGGTTACTTGTTTTAATATCAGCTAAAACAAGGTTTCCTTGCTTATCCTTTAGGACAAGATCAAGAGTACCAGCGTAGTTATGCTTTTTAGAAAAAATCTTTTTCTCTAATTCAACTACCTCGTATTCTTGGGTTTTCCACCAATCTAAAAATATGTTCCAACAATTAACAACTGCTGGATCAGATTGGGTAGGAATTTTTTTACCTTGAAGATAATCTTCAATCAATCCATGAACTACACTACCAACTAAACCAGCGTCATCTTTAACTCTGTCAGTTTTATTTGTAGCTTGATGTACGATTCTTTCAAGACTAACTCTGTCTAATGTTTTACCATTATCCATAATATCGTTAATTGAATCTTTTATCTCTCTAATCGGAGTATAAACTAACCAATTAACTAATTGTGGTTTAGGAATGCCTTTACCACAAATTCCTGTTACACTTTCGACCTTTTCCCCATTACAATAATAAATGTGGTTTTGGTCATCAAATGTTAACTCTAGACCATTTTTTAACTTATGTTTTATGTACATTTTTTTCCTTTTTAGTTATGACACTATCTAAAAAATTTGGCAAATCAAAACCATAATATTTTGAAAGATTCCATAATTTAGAAGCGTCTGATTTAATACCTTTCTCGAATTTATATAAATCATAAACCGAGTTAAAGTATGGTTTGTTGTCCTCTACTACTGCGTCCACAGTTAGCTTACATTTAAGCCTGATACTTTTAAATTTCAGGCCTATTAGCTGATTAAATAATTTACCAGATGGTTTTTTTTTAATCTCTACTATCATACCATCAATTAAGTAATCAGTTTGTCTTGTTTTATCCATAATAACCTTTCTAGTTTAAGATGGAATGTCCACGATTGTTTAAACACTTTCTAACGAGTGCTTCATACTTTGTGTCCATTGTACTACTGAACGACCAATACAAAATGTTGCTAACAAAATTTGTATTTTCTTTTGCAATAGTTTTACAATGTTGAAGATCATTAGTAAGTTCAACTGCTTTAGCTTCATCGAAAGTACCACTACGTCCAGCACTATCAACAATCGGCTTATAAGCACATTGGCTTAAACTTATTAAAATGAGCAAGTATCCGATCTTTTTCATTTTTTTTCCTCTCTTTTAGTTTGCGTTTATATTCATTCAGAGTAACAGCTTTTATTTTAGGCATATGTGTATATACCTCGTCAAAATAAGGATTGTTATCTCCAAAAGTCCATCTTCTTTTATTAGATATTCTAGTTATGAACTCTAATCTTTTTTCTATTATTTTATCTACCATATTATTACTCCTAATATAAAACCAACTACAAAACATAACCACTCACGTCTGTAATAAAGTTCTATTGCTTTCCAATCATTTTTTGTTTTTCCAAATATTAACATTATTGAACTCCTATTAAGTAATCTATTGTTAATTTAAAACCACCACAAAAGAAATACAACATCATTGCACCGAATAATATGTAATCTAAAGCGTCTAGTATTTTTTTCATATTTACCTTTCTAGGTGGGGCTACAAACCCCACCATTCTGATTGATTTATATTCTTGCACTTATTGGGTTGTTTGAAAAAATAACCAAGCCACCAAGTTCTTGTAAGAATCTTGCTCTATCGTCTGACTTACTTTCGTCATTAGCAATATTCGTAATCGCATTGGCAACATCGTATTTAGAAGTAACAAAAGTTTCTCCTACATAGTGGTTAAGTCTTTCAAAAACTCCTGCTCTTTCATCATCTGAAAGACCATGTTTTTTTGCAAGAACTTCTACTTGATGTGAGTTGATTTTATCTTGAGTAGCTTGTTTTAACTTTTCAACATTTTCCTGAAACAATTCAGGATTGCTAACAAGTTCTAACTGCTGACCCATTTTATCAACGATTGTTTTCCACTGATCATCTTGTTCAACATCTATAATCATTTTACCAACGTGTTTTGCGTAAAACTGATTTAGATATTCAGGTGCAACCATACCATTAGTACAAACTAATCTGTAAATGAATGGCTTAACAATTAAAGAGCCACCACCTATTTCAGAGTTTGTAATTGTGATACCACCTTGAACAACGTCACCCTCAACTACTTCTCCCTCTAGCTTTGGAAGAACAGCAGTAATGTTTAAAGTATCTCTGTCATAGTGAGCGTACTTTAATTCTGCATTCATATCCATAAGTTTGTCGAGAGTAGAGTTTGCAACAACATCATTATCAATTCTTTTGTAACGATTTGACATTATTGCTCTTACCTCGTTGATAGGTTGCATGTCGTAAGTTCTTAACATTAACTCTTTCTCTTTACTGTTGTTAATCCAAAAGTTAAGATTGTGAGTTACAAGTTCTTGACTTACAGGCAAACATTTAGAAATATATCTCGTACCGATTTCTAATCTGTTGCATAGATGATTTAAAGAGGTATCAGTTAATTGATATTCTCCTGTCGTCAAATGATCAACCTCTATACTAGGATAAACGTAATCATTTGTATTTACTTTCATGCCTTTCAAATCAACAAGATAATCTCTTTTGTTAGATGTATCGTCATTAATTTTTTTTAGCATTTCTTTTATGTCTTGACCTTTTTTCATCTTATCTCCTTTTTCTAGTTTTTCGTATTTATTATTTAGCTAACATCATCAGTACAACTTGCTAAAGGTTGTAGAAACTATTTATAACAAACTAGATCGTAGGTCTTAACACACACTCTCCGAGGCTCTCCACTGATTAACGTACAACTTAACGAGGTCAAAACTTAGAATTAACGCCAATGGCTCTGAATCAGTTTTTATGCGATTAAAGTCGAGTACCGATTTAACATAGACTTAATAACAAGACTATGCCTGATTTGACGAAAAAAGCAAACTTGTTTCTTTTCAGCAATTAAGAGGGTTTTAAGCAAATAACACCTTTTTTATCAAACTTTTTTGACAGCTTTGACACTCGTAATAAGATATATAGACCTTAATGTTCAAATCGGTTATTAATAAAGATGAGTTAGTTTTTTTTTCATTATTAACTCCCTTTCTAGTTATAAATGGGGAAAGTTTTTACCGATTTCTTTCCCCACAACTCACAGGAAAAAATCATGAATGTTAAATTACAAATAGCTTCAATGCTAGTTGCACATCGTTGTGCAAATAAAAAAACACAAACACAGATTGCAAAAATGTTAGATGTAACTTTTCAGCAAGTTCAAAAGTATGAGCATATGATAAATGGAATATCAGCAGAAAAACTTATAAAATTTTGTACTAAATTAAAAGTTCCTCTTTCGAGTTTTCATTTAGGCGACCCATATCAAGTTTTAGATGGTGCAGATATTTCTATCATAGCAAAAGAAAAAGCTATGCAAAGAATTGAAAAATTAACTTTTGAAGCAGATTTGAAACCTTTATTATTAACTAAAGAAATGGAGATAACAAATGATCAAAGTTCAAGTAGATAAAGTTTGGTTAGGGAAAGTAAGCGTAAGAGATTATATTTATAAAAAAGCATTAAGACAAAAAACTTCTTTAGGTATAACTCATGGAACTGAATATATGTTTATACCTTACGAAAAATTAAAATCTGCTAAATCTTATACTGATGAATCTTTTACAAGTAAGTTTAATGGCAAAAAATATAGACTTGTAGATTTTGATTGGAAGCCATATAAAGAAGATAATACAAAACAGGAGAAACTTTTATGAGTGGAGAAGATTTTTTAGATATTCCTAAAACAGATGAAACTCAACAATCAACACCTGAAGAATATTATTTTTCAAAATCTAAACAAGAATGGATTATGGTTTCTGATATGTCAGATATGCACGTCAGGAGAGCCTTTAAAAGATTGTTGAAAATGATTAGACTTGGTAGTTTAGTTGAACTTTCAGATTACACAGGAAGTAAAAATAATAGTGAATCTATTTTACAAGAAATAGAAAATATTGAAAACCACTGTGAAAAAATTAAAGATTCACTTAAAGACGATTAGTTATCTTGAATTTAAACTTAATAAAGAACTTGCACATCAAGATACTTTTGGCAAAGATGAAGCTATTCGAAAAGAGTACCAACAATATGTAGATAATATGGCTGAACTAAAAGAAGAACACTTTGAAGTTATAGATCGTAATAGACATAGACGACACGAAGAAATGAAAAAAAAAGATAAAGAAAGATTTGATAAGTTAAGAAGAATTGGCTGTATGGCTTGTGCTAAAAAAGGAATATTTAGTGAGCCTATAATACACCACATAAGAAAACATACAGGCTTATCATTAAGACCACCTCACACAGAAACAATTCCTTTATGCCCTGAACATCATAATATGGGAAATGAATCTGTGCATTTAAATAAGAAAGTATTCATTAAGCTGTTCGGTACAGAAAATGAATTATTAGACGAAGCAAACGAAAAAATCAAACAACTAGAAAAGGAA